AAAATTTTTTAAGCAGTGAGAAAGTGGTTTGCTGTGGCACAAAAATTCAAAAAGGGGGTATCAACTGCTTATATAATTGTTATTATGTAATGAATACTAATTTTCTTTGAAATCCTTGCTATTACTGCATTTCAAAGCATTTATAAATGTAATTAAATATACATTGTATTACATTTAATAAAAAATTTGTTTTATCTAAATACCTTTTTTTCTCATGTATTTATTTTAATACAATCCTTGAAAGCATTGATATTACTACATTTCAGCACTGGTAATATTTGAGATTCTACAAAATTATATTTTTGTTTAATGTATTTGTACTATTGACAAGGCATCTTGAACCTTGTTAGTTTGTGCTTGTGTTAGTTTTGTTCAATTAAAAACACTTTAGTTAACTAAAGGATTGTATTAATTTTAGTACATAATAACATACCGGGAATGGGCGAACTAATCCCTACTATTCCAATAGGAATTATATCAATACTTTCACGTTCCACCCAATCCCTTTTTTATCTAATTGATAATCATTCTCAATTACAATAATATGTTTACGTGTTGCATATCAGCTACACAACATATAGTATTATTCATTTATTACGCTACTACCCATTGTATCATTTTTTATTTTCTCTATTTCTGTTGATACATCATAAATATATGGTGTTCTGCTCAATGCCGTTTCAAGTGAAATCAGTCCATTTTGTTTTAGTGCTGTAATATTTTCAATTATTTCCTTAGCATTTTGTGGAATGTCATACTCAAAAGTACAATTGATACTACCAGCAACATTTATACCTTTCAATGCTAATAGTTTCCTTATCTTATTCCATCTTTGTATAAAACCATCAAGTAATGCATCTTCATTTAACCTTGCTTTTACACTTGCTAAACTATACATCATTCTAATAGATGTTTCTGATAGATTAGATATTTCTACTGAGTTCATGGATATTGCTGGTGTTTGTGATATATTGAGTAACTGTGTCATTAGAATATCATACAATGCTTTAAAACTTGCTGAATCCATTTTATTCTGTTCTATTTTAAAATCCGCTGTGTCATCTATCTGTAATAGGAAACCTACTGCATTAGGGTCTATAGTACCTCTACCATTTTTTGTACTTAATCCTGTCCCTTTTAATACTGGTATACCTGCAATATATTTATATAATCCGTCATGGTATTTACTTATTAAATCTTCTAAAGAATCTATGATAGATATATAATCCTCTAAACTGCTTCTACCTTTACAGGAATCTAATTCGTTTATTGTTTTATATTGAATAGGCAATCCTGATATATTTTTATATCTACCTGTAAGTTTTAATTCTCCGCTATCATCTGTATATTGCGTTACTTCATTTTCAGTATACAAGATATAGTATGATATTCCATCTACAAGGTAAAATTCGATAAATGCAATCATGTTACCTGTTTCGTCAAAAACTGGGTAACTATCTTCTGCTGGTATAATCCTACTTGTAATATTTCCATTTTCTGAGATAAAAATGTACTCATATGTTTCACCGTATTTAACCATTTTGTCAAGGATTTTGAAATCAATAGAATTATACCTTGCTTTAGTATAAACTTCCTTAAATGCTTCAAGTGTTGCCTTATCTTCTGATGTTAATGTTACAGGATTTTTTAGAAGGAATGATGTTTCAAAATTCAATAAAGTTTTTGCTAATTGAAGTACAATTTTTCTTGTCTTGTATGGTTTACCGTTGTATTGTTCATTAGGTCTGTTTAATATAGCGTGTTTTCCTGAAAGATATTCCTTCAAATCCAATATGTTTTGTATTCTTTCAAAATGCCATTGTTTAGTAACTTCATCTTGAAACCATACTGGCGAATTATCATAATATTTTTTGATATATTCTCTCAACGTCATATTAGAAACCTCCTATCACTAATTCAACTTTATAATTATCTGCATCGATCTACCATTATCCCATTTTGGGATTGTACTACACATAATATCTTCCTAACTTCAAAGATTGTACTGCTAATGCTGTTGCTATAACTAAATCATCAAAGTTATTTTTTCCTCTGACATTACCTAGTTTTCCGTCTTTCTCCATATAAATTTGCATCTCCTGTAATGTTTCTCTGTCATTAATAAGTATAATTCCTTCCTCAACTGATTCCTTGAAATCCTGAATTAATTTTGATTTTGAAACATTATCGGTATTCCAACCAATTTCCAATGTTTTCCTACCTGTGGTCTTGTCCCACTTTTTAGTTTTGTTCAGGTTAAGGTATCCAATTTCCCTTTTTAAACGATTGATTAGGTCTAGTCCGTATGAATTTCTTTCAATCATAAGACACGCATAATTAAAGTAAGTACCTAATTCATTGACTATATGAGCAAATTTATAAACTGGTATTCCACTCTGATAAAATACCGCAACTTGTTCACCGCTTGAATCCAATATTGACATAGCGGACAAGTCGCCATCTTTTGAAAGTCCTGAAGCAACATCTATACCGCAAAAATACATCTCTTTTGGCTTTGGTAATTTATATATAAATAAACTTTTATTCAAGTATGGATATAATACATCTGGCAGGTCATTTATTTCCTTTGCTTTTAGTGACTCTGGTATATATAATAATCTATCGCTAATTTGTTTCTGGTCAAATACGCTTTCCTGAGTTGATACAAATGCTTCTTGCCATGTTGAAGGAAAATCTTCTTTGAATTGTTCGGGCGTCATATTTTGCAATCTCCATCTTCTCCATATTAGTTGCACTTTCGTTGCCCCCATTTCGTATAGTTTTTTCTCGGTTTCATCCATCTCATCATCATAAAGATGTTTTATTAAACTGCCTTTTTTGTACCATTGTTTTGCAAGTTCATATTCATATTGGTATTGTTTTTTCACGCTATCACAAAACCAATTGTAAAAGAATGGTTTGTATCGTGAATTTCCTGCCATTGCATCTTTGAAAAGTTCATAAAAATAATTCATTCCATGTGCTGTGCTTTCGATAAATATTCTTGAATTTTCGTTTTTTACAAGGGTGCTTTCAAGTGCTGGTAATGCTTGAGTTTGAAATTTTTCGTCATAGAAGGCAAATTCTGACAAATGAATTAAGTTCAAGGAGTATCCTCTACCTACACTTTCCGCTTTCATTTTTGACGCTGTTTTAACTACAATTCTGGAATTATTTTCAAGAAATAGTTCCATTTCATTGTTTTTTCTAAATCCAATTCTGTATTTTTCTGGGATACTTTCATACATCAATTTTAAGCGTGTAAACAAATATGCTGACACATCCTCACTTTGAGCCATTATGAGTGAGTTAAAGTTCGGATATTGAAAACTATAGTATAAAACTAGGCCCAGATAGAGGGTGCTAAAACCTATTTGGCGTGGTTTTAGCGTAATGTTAAATCTTTCCATATTTTCTACAAAATGTTGTTGTTCCTTTGTAAGCACGAAAGGCACAATTTCACCATTGTAATATACTTTTACAAAATTTTTAAGCCACAAAGCAGGATTAGCATTAATTCTTCTTAGTTTTTCTTCCGTTGTTAGTTTCGGCATCTTCTCACCTTCTTTGTTATATAGTCCTATTTTTGTTTAAAATTAGTTTTAAAGGCATAATAAAAGCAGGTAATATAAAATCATTACCTGCCTAAAAAAACGTCTCTAAAATAAAAATAAAAAGCGTACAAAGGTTTTATTCAAGTATTAAATCATCATCTTCTGTTTCTTCCTGCTCTGCTCTATCTGATTTTTTAGTTTTTATTTTAACTGATTTTTTTAATTGTTCCTGTAATAATAAAAATGTTTTAATTGCTTTATCATCGCCTTGTTTGGCTTTTTCTAAAACAACATTATATATTTCTTGGAGTTCTTTATTTGACTTATCTAGCAATAGTATATTCATTAAGTTTGTATATTCTTCCGAATTTTCCCACTCTTTTAAAAAATTATATCTTTTCATACTGCCTTTGCAGTATTTCTCAATGATATCTTGTTCTGTAAGTGTTGAAAAATCTGTATTTCTATTACTCAATCCATTTTTCCACATGAAATAAACAAATTTCCATCTCTGCGTAGGTGTTGTATAATAATATTTCAACGCTTCCCTCAGTTGTGGTGATATATTCATGCTTCATTCCTCCGTTTCTACTGCTTCATATGTCATTTTGAATATGTCAGGTTTACAAGGATAAAATTCGCCTTTAATACCCTTTATAATATAGTCGCCTATACTGGCTATATGTTCACCTTCTAATGTTTGTATTTTCAATACTGGTCTATCTGGAATACTATAGTCAACTCTTATATCATCATTCATAAACTCTGATAATCTAATCAATGTCTCTGCGTCATCAAAAAACTGTATTGCTTCTATCATTACTGGCTTTTTTCTGTACTTTGCCATAAAATCACTCCATTTTTTTATTTATTAATTAATGAAAGTATAAATGATACAATCAATATCAAGGGTAATGTTTTCTTCCAATCGTATTCAATGAATAGTTTCCT